ATACCAATGGCCATGTCGGGGTCGTCGTCGGGCCAATCACCGCTATCACTGAAGGAGTACAGTCGCGTCCCGGAGAAGGCGGGGATAGATACCAGCGTGGCTCCGCCGATCGTGAACGAGAGCGTGTTCTCGGCCCCGGTCTTCGGGTCAACTTGGACCACCATCTGGCCGCCTGGGTCAACAGAAGCCCCAGCCACACCCATCTCCACCAGATACCTGGCCCGGGTGACCTCCGGAACAATGTCTTCATCCAGCCAGTCCCCCCACGCCCAGGCGTACATCTCCCCGGTGTGGTCGGGACCGTAGGTGATGCCCAACATCCTGGCCACGGTGACCGACCCCGTGTGTCCGGGTACCCCACCATAGACCCGATGGTCCAGAGGGAGGGGGAGGGCACGGTGCCGCATACCGTGCTCGTTGAGGATCCGGATGCGCCGGGGCTCCTCCGTTGGCCGGTTCAGCATGGCCAACGGCCCAGCCCACACCGCTCCTAGCCGAGGCTGCTTCTCCAGCAGCATCTGGGCAGCGACCAGAGACTCTTGGTCAAAGATCTGGGTCACGCTGGAGAACGTGGAGTGTTCACCCGGGTGCCCCTTGCCGGGTGAAGCTCCACCGAGGGCCTTGCGGTGCAGGATGTTGCACAAGCCCTCCGGGTTGGTGGGGAAGTATTTCCGGAGATTCCGGACGCATCGGTTGAAGTCGTGCGGCATGCCCCACCGGATCTTGGCGGCTCCTTTGCCTGCGAGCCAGTACCGCTGGAGCTGGAGCGGCATCCCACGTGCCGGGTTCGGATCTACCATCACCGTCCCCTTTCGTTCACGATCGTCAGGTCGCAGCGACAGTTGATCACTGTCTCCGGCGGACCCATCGGGTCACCTGGGAACATCAACGGCACACCGTCCACATAGAATGGCATACCAAGATCCAGAACCTGACCGTCTACATCCCGATGTGACACACGCACCCGGGTGTCTCGCTCGGTGTCCCAGCGCTTCCGGAGCAGTTGTCCGGTGATCCTGGACTGCTCCATGCCGCCAGCAAGGGTGCCGGCTCCGTAGGCTCGGGTGGTCTCGGTCTGGGCGATGACCCGGGCTCGATTGGGCCAGCGCTCTGATCCCGTGTACGACAACACTGTGTCGACTCGTTCGGCAACTCCATCAGTACCCTCACCCGCATTCACGGCATCGGTGATCTCTGCGAACACCAGCTCGTATACCTCGTCCGGGATCCGGACCAGGAAGTTCTGTGTCATGGCCAACTGCGCCATGACGAACGAGTGCCGGGACACCGGGGGCACGTTGGCCGCTTCTGACCAGGCGTTCCGGGAGATCTGCCCGATAACGGTCATGATGCTGTCGACTTCGGCATCCCAGGCGCCCTGCTCCTGGTAGATGCCGTTAGGATCCGGCTGGAGCCTGAAGCGTCGCCACGGCTCCATCACCTTGTCCCGTACCCGCCCCAGCCACCGGCTCAGGGCTTGCCCCACGACTCCCGTGAGCCGGTCCTCATTCTCACGGCGCCCCATCACAGGAGTCCTTGACTCGTCAAATATTGACCCAGCAACCGCACATCGTGGGGCTGTTCCTGAACCAGGAGGCTCATGCAGTAATGCTGAAGCGAATTTTTCAGGGCATCGGTATCAAGAGTGTGGTCCAGGGTCGCCGCCAAAACTGGCAAATGGTCCCAGGCGCCCTCCAGGAGACGCTCAGCGTGCTCCGCACCACCCACCCGGATCCGCGTGTGCAGCTCATACGGCGGTACGTTTGGCCAACGGTCCCGACTGTGACGGTCCAGGAGACGCTTACCTGCACGTTCCAATGCCCGCAGCACTGTCGCGTTGGACACGACAAAGGTGTGCACTGACCCGGGCAAGGTGGCGGAGGCGGTGACCCCGTTAGGGGCTGGTGGGGGTCCGGCTGGATTGTTTTGGGCCACCGACTCCAATGGCATGGGACCACCGGCAGTAGGTTGAATACCAGTCGGCGGTGGTGGCGGTGGCGGGGGTCCGGCTCCACCTTGTCCCGGCCCACTGGGCAGGGTGACGACGGTGTTGGCCGGGAGGATCTCTTCCGTGTAGCCAGCGATCTTACGAACGGCAGGGATCTGGAAGAGGTTCGGGTCCCGGAGCATCAGCTCCCGAGTGAACCGCATCATATCCTCTTCGTCCTCAGGCGCGTCACTGATCTTGTAGTCGCCGGACAGGAGGACTGTTTCACGTGAAACCAGATTCTTGCTGTACAGCTCCAGGGTGTCCTTCAACCGTTCCGGGCGAACAGTGAGGGGAGCCGTGTCATACCAGAAGACATAGCGCTCCTCATCCTCCTTCAGGGCCTTCAGTGCTGGCTGCAAGTAGGCCGTGGTCAGGGCGTCACAGATCCGCGTCATTAACGGGATGATGTGAACGTTGATCTGGCCTTCCATGATCTGCCAGGCACCCCAGTGGTTGGCCTCCCCCATGCCGCTGAGGATGGACGGCTCAATGTCCATGGCCAGGGCAAACCGTCGGATGGCCTCCGAGCGCAGCTCCAAAGCCTGCTTGGACAGGTCGCTACTGAACTCGATCAGCTGGTACTTACCCATGGTGTCCTGGGGTGTCTCCATGAAGATGGGGACCACCCCGGCCGCTGAACCCTCACCCTTCAGGGAAGAGGACGCGGTCCGCATCAGCCGCTGAGTCAGTGCCTCCGACCCAGAGAGCAGGTTGCCCTCCTCGTCCACCTCATCCGGAAACGACGCCTCCTTGGGGATCGGGAAGATCCCAGCCGACACCAGGCGAGAGTCGATCTGGGCGAACACATACCGGGTGAGCCGTTCAATTTCCCACAACATGGGCATTGCCGCCCGGGTGGGGGAGTCGGCCCACAGGTGCCGGCGAGGGTGTGGGGTCCAGACCCGGATCACCAAATCATTCTTCGGATCCAGTCGCTCCTCCACGCTGCCGTCAGCGTTGAGCAGGTTGATCCGGTTCCCCCATCGTTTCAACTCTGATGTGGAGACGATGTACCATTCATCCGATTCTGGGTCCTCAGTGCCACGGCCGACAATGAAACAGTCGCCAGCTACGGTGAGATTGATCCCCAGCATCCGAAGTGCTTCGGCCTTTGAGGACGGTCCACCAAACAATGTGTCAGCGAGGCCGGCAATCTTTTTTTCGCCTACCTCCTTCTGAACTCGGCCATTCTTGTCTACCTGAGCAACGTAGATACGGACTCGTGAGCAGGCAGCGCCGATCCAGTTCGATATGAACCGTAATTCTCCGACAATGTCGTACAGGCGCCATGCTTCAGTTTGCCAAGTGTCATCACCAAACTTGTAGGTGCGCCAGCCCATCCCGTCCAACTTGATCCGAGCCGCCGAGGCGACCAGGCTCCTGGGCGCCTCGTGGGCTACTGGCTCAACCTGAGGGGTACGGGATCTGCGGAGGCCCACCTCACTCCTTCCGGTCAATGAGCAGGCCGCTGAGCATGGAGGCGGCGGGGATGGAGTAGGCCATGATCAGCCACTGGTTCGGCCACAGGACAGCGGGGGGCATGACTGCGGCAGCTACCCAGACACTGGTGCACCAGGGGCAGTGAACAAGGTAGGACATTTTGGACTGATCACCGAAGCGATTGATCACCCAGCGTCGGTATCCGTTGGACAGGTAGTCGTCAATCAGGAACCGGGTGACCCGGGCCACGGCTAACGCCGCAACGATCAACGACACAATAAGCACGCAGGTAGCATAAAGGGGAGATCAGGTCAAGGGCCAGAACCACGCCCAACCTTGACATTTACCCCACCCCTCCTGGGGGGAGGTATACTGGGCATACGACACCTCAGCGCTTGTCCTAGCCATATCTGCCCTTCTCGACTCTCCAGTCCCGGACTGTTCCCTCCATTCCGACTACTCACCCCGATCCCTACCGGAACCCGACTAGCCCACCCACTTCTTCACACAACATCCGACTAGTCCGCTCGCCCTGCTCCGAACGCCCCGACGGCTATAGGAACCGGTTCAGGTCATAGAACTCCTGACCCAGGTTCAAGGCATATGTGGACGGGTCACTGAGCCGCATCTGCTTGCGCTCACCGGCCATCAGGTGAATGGAAGCATGGACCATGGCGTCCATGCGATCTGGTGACTCACGAGTGGACTGGGGGTCGAACAGCACCATTTCGTTCTCCAGTTCCTCCCATTCACCCACCAGGTGTAGGCGCCCCTGCTCCGAACGCATGGCCACCGGCTCAGCTCGCGTCTTCTTCCCGTGACGAGCGTGGACCGGCTTCATGGGAGGTGTGGTATGCCTAGGAAATAGCCCTTGCTCCACGCACTCCAGGTAAGCATCCTGGAGCACTTCCTGCAGGTATCGCTTGCCCAGGTTCTCTTCGTATACCACCAGGTCGGCGGCAAACTCTGCCGCCGCACGCCAGATAGCCAGGGCCGCCGCGCGCCCTGAATCTGGGATAGACCGATCGGCAAGGATGTATTGCTCGTTGTCTCGGGTACGGCACACGATGACGATACCGGTAAGAGCCTCCTCGCCCGTAAGGTTCGGGTCCACGCCCACCACGGTGGCGGAGATCTCGGCCGGGTCTGGGCGTTCATTGACCCGGTACCGGACAATGTCCATTCGCTTGAACAGACCACCACTGCTCAGTTCCAACAACTTGCCGTACAGCTCCTGCTCACCGAGAGCGGTACCGGCATAACGGAGTTTCAATTCCCGGAGAGCATGTCCAGACAGGTTAATAGCGTTATCGAATGTGGACCCAGTGATGACGTGAATGGTGGCATCACCACGAGCTACCCATTCCACCAGCAACTTAATTGGCTTTGGGGTGGTGGTGACAAAGGCACGTGGATGATCATTGATGAGATCAGCCCGGAGAGAGGGTAACAGGCCTTCGTACCAGGTCTCGTACGGCTTGATCCATTTGGCCATCTCGTCACAGAGGACACCGGCCGAGTTGTACCCACGTCCCGTGTCCTCATCGTCGGCCCCCTCCAAGTAGATCTTTGCCCCGTCCGGGAACAAGACCATCGGACGCGGACTCTGCTTGTACCGATGGTCGATCTTCCTGCGATGCAGAACGTTCAGGATTCCGCTGGGACCTTCAGCGTTGATGGTCCTGGCGTCAGCTAAGGTGTCCGCCACCACCAGCCATTCGGTGGGGACCCCGTGGCGGTCGAACGGGTGCTTCAGAACCCGTTCGACGATCCACTCGGACCCCGCCCGTGATTTCCCTGAACCACGGCCGCCCATGAACAGGTAGATCAACTCTGGACCCTCAGGCGGGATCTGCTCCGGACGAGCGGTGAACCACCACTCGTTCCGGTTCATGTCAACCAGAACCTCTTCTGGCAGGGTGCGCAGATACGCCTCGCGTACTTCGGTAGGAAGTCGGACGAGGCGTTCCTTCAGGGACAGCCCCATTCGATCATGTTAGACGGACCGGGACAAAAAGAAAGCCCGCCGGGGACCGGCGGGCTGGTGTGTCATATGGGCAGTAGAGCACGGGTGTGGCTCGTCAGGTCGAAGCGGACCGTGGAGAGTCGGAGGCGAGTTGCTAAGACCCAGGTGAGCGCAGCCTAGTCGTACCCACAGTCTACCGTGTCTCTCATGCCAGGACCCAGCCCTCCCCGCTATGCTGAGCGGACCATGCTTCCTGACTCCGAAGCCCTTGTCGACCTTGGCCGTGCCGTGGTCGCTGACGGCCGTTTGAAGATCCTCCGGAACCGGTTGGGGATCACCCGCAGTGCCATGTCGGAGCTGCTGTACACCAACATGGTCACGTACGCGAACTGGGAACGTCGCCCCGATGTGAACCTCCGTCGGGGTACCGCTGAACGTGTGGGTCGGTTCTACTTCAATGCACTCAACCAGCTGGAGACCCTGGAACGTGAGGGTCATGATCCCCTGGAGTACGTGTCACTTGGTGTAGTGTCCACGTTACTTGGAGTTGCCCAAGAAGTCCTGTTCCAGTGGTACCGGGACGACAAGGTAAAGGCCCTCGATGCCGGCATCTTAGGATTATGGGTACACCGCAAAGACCTAGCCGAGCTGCGGGGGCGACGGTGACGTGTGCAATTTGCAAGGATCCCTTGGACCCAGTGTTACATGAGTCCGGGAGCCACCCGTCCTGCTTCCCGTTCATGGAGATCGATGAAGGGGATCCGTTCATCAACCGGTTGAAAACGAGTCTGATGGACGTGATCCTGTGGGCGCAGTCGGAGGTCATGAACCCTCGGGGCAAGCAGGCCCTCATTGGACCATCCGAACTGGGTAGTGTGTGCAATCGGCGCATCGGTTACCGGATCGCTGGTATCCCGAAAGTCAACACTGACCTAGACCCGTGGCCCATGGTGGTGGGGACTGCGCTGCACACCTGGCTGGAGCAGGCGTTCACGGTGTACAACGAGTCTCACGTTGGCCCGCCCGCCTGGAAAACGGAGACCCGGATGCAACTGGATCAGGTTGTCCAGGGCACCTCGGACCTCTACAGCCATGAATACCGGGCAGTGATCGACTGGAAGGGTGCCGGCCCCGCAGTCATGAAGAAGGTCCGTGAGCATGGACCACCGCTCGGCTACCAGATCCAAGCTCACCTGTACGGGTACGGATACACGCTGCAAGGGTTGCCGGTGGACAAGGTGTGCCTGGTGTTCCTGCCCCGGGCCGGCTGGCTCAAGGACATGTTCGTCTGGTGTGATGACTACAGTGAGAGCGTAGCCATGGGCGCCATCATGCGCCTGTACCAGATCGCGCAGGATCTCATGAAGCTTGATATATCGACATATTCAGATAGGTGGAACCAGGTGTCAGCGACCCCCGGCAACGATTGCGGATTCTGCCCCTGGTACAGCCCGTCTACCGAAACAGTGGTCACCGGGGCCACTGATAAAGGATGTCCAGGGAGGTGAAAATGACAACGGATACAGAGTGGTACCTGGCAATGGGTGAGGCGGTCAAGGCACGCAACCGGGCACTGTCCATGGCAGAAAACTGGCAGGACAAGGTACTGATCGCCGAGGACCGGATCCTGAGACTCTCTCAGGAGGGCCCGAAAACACTGAACACGGAGACGCCAACGGAGCAGGTACAGGAGCAGTGACATGGAGAATATGGAGTTCATCCCCGATGACGAGATGCTGGAAGACTTCACCGGGGTCCGGATCAATCCACGTGACGTGGTGGGGCATCTGCTCCTGATCTGGGTGATCGACTATCTGCCACACAAGCCGACCCAGTTCTCCCGACCGGACAAACCGTCCGACGTGATCGTGGTCGACGTGGTGGACTTGGACGCGATTGACCCAGAGACTAACCAGCCGGGTCTACTGGCCCGGCACACCTGGTGGCGTCAGGCAAGGCTGATCCAGAAGCTGAAGCCGAAGGTGGGCACACCTCACCCGTGGATCGCCCGCATGGCCAAGGGCGGAGCGAGCACTGGATACAACGCACCATTCGTCCTGAATGGCGCAGCAGAGGAACCGGGAGCAAAGGAACGGGCACGGGAGTGGGCATCAAGGAATGTCGGGTTCCAGCCCAGCACCCCGTTCCAAGGACTCGGGGATTCACCCTCGCCTCACTCTCAACCTCAGGTTGAGACTTCGGCGCCAACGATCCTGGAGCAGCTCGCTGCCCAGGGACAACGGGGTGCTGACCGAATGGGACAGATGGGACGACCACAGAGTGGCAGTCCCCCATTCTAAGGAAACAGCGCTGCCCCCTCCGAGCATGGGGAACCTGGAGGGGACAGTCGCCATCACCAACTCAACCGGGACGTAGTGTATCAGGCCAGTTGGAGCGGGTTACGGCGCCTTGGAGAAGTCGCGTGTACCCCTAGACCTGAGGCTGAGCCGGTGGCAGGATGACCTACCACGGGCCGATCCAGCACACCGGCCCAGCAACCCTCAATGGGAACCCCTCCCGCCATGAGGAGTCATAGATGACCCTAGCAGAAGTCGCCGGGATCTGGGCGGGAGCTGGGGTCAGTTGTATCCCGATTCAGGCAAACCAGACCAAGCGACCTGCAGTACGGTGGGGGGACTACCAGGTCAAGGCTCCTGATCTGGGCCAGATGGACGAGTGGTGGGGTAACGGGAGCCCGTACGGGATCGCACTGATCTGTGGGGCCGTGTCTGGCAACCTGGAGATGGTGGAACTGGAGGGGCGGGCCGCCTCCAGGGAAATGATCACCGAGGTGGTCAACCGGTGTGACGAACTGGGTGTCGGTCACATCTGGGACCTGCTCAACGGCCCCGAGGGTTATAGCGAAATGTCCCCTTCGGGAGGGTTGCACCTGCTTTATCGGATCACCGACAACCAGGTTCCCGGTAATACCAAGATCGCCAGGCGACCAGCAACCGATGAGGAACTGGCCACCAAGCCGGACGAGAAGCTCAAGGTCCTCGCCGAGACTCGGGGCGAAGGTGGGTACGTCATCGTGGCCCCCACCTCGGGCACCTGTCACCCGTCCGGCGAGGCTTGGGTGCGGATCAACGGGGAATACGGGACATTGCCCGGGATCACATGGTATGAACGGTGTCAGCTCCATCGGGCACTACAGCTGGCTCTCGACAAATCTGAACCATTCCCGTCTGTTCCAGTCGCATCCCAGGCGCCCGTCGTGCTCCCCAGTGTTCCCCCGTTCCCTGGGTTGAGCACGACGGGCTTGAGCCCTGGTGACGACTACGAGAACAAGGTCAGTTGGACCGAGATCCTGGAGCCCCACGGCTGGCGCATCGAGTCGGTACGCAACGGGGAGACCTTCTGGACCCGACCTGGCAAGGATCCTCGGCAGGGGTCCTCGGCCACTACCGGATACGCAAACGACCGGGAGCGCCTGTACGTCTTCAGCACCTCCACGCTGTTTACTACTGAGACCCCATATACCAAGTTTGCGGTGTATGCCCTCCTCAACCATGGTGGGGACTACTCGGCAGCGGCAGCAGACCTACGGCGCCAGGGTTACGGTGATCCCCTCCCGGACAATGACCTGAAGGAGCTCCAGCTATGGGTTCCGCAGGATCAGGATTCACCGCCGTCATACAACTCGTTCGAGGCTAGTGACCTGGGTATCACTGAACAGTTGTACCTGCGCCTGATGGGCCGGTTCCACTACCTGTCCGAAGAGAAGGACTACATCGTCTGGGACGGGGTGAAGTGGTCAGCAGACCAGCGGTTCACGATCGAGCACGAGTACAACATGATGACCCGGGAACTGGCCCGACAGGCGAAGGTGGCCGGGGACGAGACCTGGGTGAAGTGGTGGACGCGGGCCGGTAACCGGTCCCGGCTGGAGGCGGCCATCAAGGGCCTGCGCTCTCAGCCCGGGTTCACGGTGACCACAGCCGAACTGAACCACGACCGGCGCCTGATCAACGTGCAGAACGGTACCCTGGACCTTCAGCGAGGTGACCTGCTCCCCCATGACCCTGGTTACAGGATGACCAGGGTCATGGGAGCCACGTACGACCCGCAGGCCACCTGCCCCCAGTTCGAGGGGTTCATGGAGCGGGTGCTCCCCGACCCAGCGATGCGGGCCTACGTCCAGCGGGCACTGGGGTACTCGATGCTCGGGGATGCGGACCAACGCTCACTGTTCCTGGTGTGTGGCCCATCGGGGACCGGCAAGTCCACGCTGATGGCCACGATGGAGCTGGTGTTCGGCGACTACGGGCTTCCGGCCCCCTCGGGTACGTTGCGCGCACCGGGACGAGAAGGATCCAGTCCATCGAATGATTTACATATGTTACGTGGTAAGCGGTTCGTGTCCACCTCGGAGACGAATGAGCACACCGCCTACAACGAGGACCTGATCAAGCGTCTCACTGGTCGGGACCGTATCCAGTCCCGCCGGCTGTACCAGGACTTCCAGGACTGGTCCCCGGTGTGTGCCATCTGGTTGGCCACCAACCACCCGCCTCGGTTCAACTCTGATGACGATGCCATCTGGCGTCGAGCCAAGGTGATCCCGTTCAACACAGTGCTCTTGGGTAACGGGGAGGTCCCTGACTTCGCCCATAGCGTCCTGGCCGCCGAACGTAACGGCATCCTGAACTGGTTGCTGGCCGGATTAGCCGACTACCTGGCCAATGGGCTCGGGGAGCCGGAGGCGGTGCAGGAAATGGCTCGGGAAGTCCGGTTGCAATCGGACCCGGTGTCCCGGTTCCTGGAGGACGCCATCAGCGACGGGATCCTGATCCGGGAGTCGGAGCAACGGATGCGGAGCACGGAGCTGTACTCCATGTACCAGGAGTGGGCGCGGAGGCTGGGGGAGCGTGCCCTGGGTAGCCGTCGGTTCACGAACCGGGTGTTGTCTGGGTATCCGGATATCTCGAATGCCCGGCTGCAGGGGAACTACTTCTGGCTCGGGGTAGGGAAAGCGACCGGGGTCAGCGCCCTCGGCACCTTCATGATCGAGTCGTCTTAAGACTTGCACCCTCCCCCCCCTGTGCTAAGCTTGGCCGCGAAGCGAACAGGGAAGGAGGAGCATTGGAGCGAACCGTACCCATCAACTCAATTTCCGTAAACAGGACATTGGAGCCAGGGGACGACATCTCTGAACTCGCGGAACATATCCACGAGTCAGGTCTCCAGATTCCCTTACTCGTGAACCAGAATTACGAACTGATCGATGGACTCCGACGCCTGGAGGCGCTACGTAGCCTCGGGTTTACCGAGGTTCACGTAACTCCGGTCACAATGTTCCTGCCTGCAGCCACCTGGATCCAGCAAGCTAGGGAACACGGCGTCTTGGCAAAACCACTGACGCCACGTCGCATCTGGCAGCTGTACAGCGCTTGTTTACCTCTCATCTCGGTCAGTCGATCACATGAGATGCGTGGCAAGAAATACGGGCAGGGTGCCCACATCAACGGAAGGGAGAGGTTCCTCAAAGCAGCAGGACTTACGTCCGAGTCAAACTTCCAAGCGGTTATCCAAGTCTATAAGATGACCACGGAGCAATCGGTACGGGGGGAACTGGCCAGGCGAGCCGTGGAGCAACTGGAACTTGGGAACTTCACGGTCTATCAGGCAGTGGATTATGTGAAACGCAACCTTGACAAAGGTGTGATCACTTCTGCCACTGATCAGTTGAACCTGCTCCAAAACACAGTGCACATGCTCAGCGGGATCTCCTTCGGGCTCAAGCGCCTGGGGTTGATCAACGGCGAAGTACAAAGGGATCAACTTGCACCAATCATTAAGGAACTCCGCAGTTTTCGCAGAGTCCTACATCAACTCATCAATACCCTGGAAAAGGAAAAATGATCATGAGTAAGACAACGTACACCGTGATGCGGATCGCTGCCCGTGATCTGGAAGTGGATCGCAGGGTCCAGCGGGATGACCTGAATCAGCGCAAGGTGGAGGCGATCGAGCACGGGTTCAACGAGGACGCCCTGGGGGTGATCATCGTATCAGCACGCAAGGATCGAGGGCTTTACATCATCGACGGGTGGCACCGCACCGAGGCCACCAAGCGTAAGGATCCCGCGTACGAACTCACCTGCCATGTGTTCGAGGATCTGACCCTGGTCCAGGAGGCAGAGATGTTTCTGGACTACAACTTCAGCGACAAGCCATCGCTGCTGGAGAAGTACAAGGTGCGCCTGGCGGCCGAGGACCCGGACTCCCTGCTCATTGAGCAAATGACCACGACCCGAGGCTGGAAGGTTGACCCGAATCCGGCGCCCGGCCACATCCAGGCCATCGGTGCCCTGTACCGCATCAACGAACTGTCCAAGAGGATAGAGGCTGAACCTCACCTGTTGGACGCTACCTTGATGGTGCTTACCAGGGCATGGGGCAACAACCGCGAAGCGGCTCAGGCAGTAATCCTAGAGGGCTTGGCGCGAGTCATTGCCAGGTACGCTGGGCGAGTCGACCTGAACCGTCTTTATGAGGTCCTTCGCAACCGGGGTGGTGGTGTTGAGGCGCTGCACGATGAGGCCTCCCAGATGGCCAAGATGGAGCGCTCCAGGGTGACGAACATGGTGGCGCACCTGATCGTGGTGACCTACAACAAGCACGCCCGGTCCCGGGCGCTGCCAGCATGGGGTCAGCGCACGTAGCGCTTGACTACACAAGCCGGCACGGACTTCACAACGATCCTGCTCCGACTTGTCGCGTCTCCTCACCTCGGCCCAGTATTGACTGGCCTTCACGACCCGGTTCTCTTCAACCACGCCCACGAGGTGACAAAAAAGGCCCCCGGTCACATGGACCGGGGGCCTTCTTCGTGTTCAGCTGGCCACAGCGCCCCCGTTGTTGGAAGCACGCTGAGCCTTGCGGATTTCGCTCACTACGGTGCTCGTGTACGGCACTGTAGTCCCAGCCTCGGCGGCGATCTCTCGGGCCGTGGCATCGTGTGGCAACTGCATCATGGCGAGGGCAATCTTCTGCCTCCCATTAAGGGGCCTGTCCTGAGGGACAACATTGTCCTTCTGCTTGGCCATCTCCAGGTTCTCCAGGGCCGCGATCTTGTCCTCCGTAAGACGGATGAAGATCATCACCTCAATGACGCTCAGGGACCCGACGAGCATAAAGGCGTCGATGGCGCCAGGCAGCATCTGCGCCTGGAGTACGTCGCCCCCATACAGTTCCAACGCACTGCGCTGGTGCCTGTACGAGGTCACCACCGTCACGGTGACGATGGCGTTCATGCCCAAGATCCGCAGGAACGTGCCTGCGTACCTGAGCGAGTACCACGGCATCCCCCGGGGGGGGAGCGGGATACGGCTCATGGCCTCGAAGGCTCCAAAGAGCATGATCGGGGCCGCTAGGGCGATGGCCACTCGGACCCCGACCGGTTGGTCCTGGGGGGCCTGGTTACTGATGGCGTGAAGCACGTTGCCGGCAGCGGATGCGCTGAACCCGACGAGGATCATTCCTCGGCAGGCCCACAGCACCATGATGAAGTCGTGGAGCTTGTCCTGGAGCCGCTCCAGAGGAGTTCTGGGCAGCTTCCTTTTTCGCTGGAACATGACTGTTCCTCCCTTTCGGGTAGAAGTGGGATTTGGTCCGGGGTGACGCGGGCAGGTGCCTCAGCGTCCGGCTCTCCCGGTAGCAGTAACAGTACCCCAGGGAGGGGAGGGTGTCAAGGGTCAAACAGAAAAAGGGCCAGTGCCACTGGCACCAGCCCTTCTCCTACTTCTTCTTGGCTCGATACATGGACCTCATCCGCTTGAAGGCGTCCAGGTCAATCACCGTGGTGGTGTGACCCCGGAAGTTGCCCCAGGGCCGGTACCGGTCTCCGTTGTACCAGTGTGAATGATCCGTCTCACCACACAGCGCCCTGTGGATGCTGCGCTCCCAGCGCCACTGCGACTTGGGTACAGATCTATGAGACCGGCCGATGCGAATCTTGGGCCAGCGACCGTAGACCACGCCACTAACTCTCATGTTGCAGTTGACCCGGAACCAGATGTCGCCGAGGTAGGCATGCTCGTTCCACTCGTTTTCTCGTGCGGCGACCCAGACCTGCACACGTTGTGTGTGCATGGGCTCAGGGTCGATGGACATGTTGTACCTGTACTTGATCATTTCTCCTCCCCGGAGATAAAAAGATCCGGCCCCAGGGGTGTGTGTGAGGCACCTGGGGCCGGATCTGGAACCAGGAGTTAGCCGCCTCCCGGTTCGGGGCTCAGGCGCAGGTAGTCGCTGACCTGGGCCTGGACCAATGGAGCTGCGATTCATCTACTGTACCAGGGGAGAGGGGGAATGTCTAGTCGAACT